TCGACCCGTCATCTGCAATATCAAAATCAATGTGTGTGACGGGCAAGGCATTGGGTATCTTATCAATAATCGCTTGGTTTTGTCGAACCTGATGATCGCGACAATTTACCACTCCTTCATCAAACAATTTATACAATCCGGAAATAATATTTAATTCTTTGGGTAAGATACTATTAGTCTCGTCGTCATATACATATGTATTATATTCGGCTACATCCATTGACCCAGTATATGTGTCTGGATTATCAAGTACATGCTGTCTATCAGTTTTCTTCTGATATTTGGAGGCAAGGTCCTGGGTTTCCGTATGGTTCGACATGATATAGTAGTAATATTATTCGTTAAATTACCTCTATATGATTTCAATTTTGTTGTTAATATATAGATTATATATAATGAGCAGCACGAATACTTATTTTAAATCAGGTAGACAATATGCTTGCGTTGGTAAAAGAATATGCAATACTAGTAGTAAAACTGGCGCAGAGAAAAATCCCAATATATTTAGTAGTAATCCATCAACATACATGGCGACGAAACCCTTTATATACGCGCAACAAGTCACTAGCACCAGTAGCCAACATTCTACATCTCATAATTTTTCCACCAAAACATTAAATGCTTATGGGAAATGGGAAGGGGCCTCTGGTGGAGCGGGGAAGTCCTTGACAAATACATATTAGTCGCGGTTTTTTTTCTCTGGTTAGAGTATAATGGGAAAACGACATCAACGAAACGCCGACGGTAAATTCCATATAAGTGGGCAAATTTACGAAGACCTTATAGGAACACGCGCCAAGGTGTGGCATGGCTCTGCTTATAAAACGGCGGGCGGGCTTATTAAAAAGGACCTGATTATGAATAAAAATGGTCGGATCGTATCCAAAATTAAACAGGCAACCGCCAAAAAAGATCAGCGGTTGGCCAGGGCAGGATATAAACCAAAAAAGGGACAATTTGTTGTCATGCGTAAAAGCATGAAGGCCAGTCCTGGACCTAGGATTGCCCGTAAAAAAACTCAGAGAAAGCGTAGTAGAGCTAGACGATAATTATAGTTTTATAGTTTTATAGTTTTATAATAGGATTAAATCATTGCTGAGGCATGACTGGGACATCATCGGTAAGGATATCATTGGTATGATCATCCGTGTCTGGGATATGATGGGTTACATCATTCATAATAGGATGATTCATGTTGTTATTTATATACCCATTGTAAATATTTTGGTTATTTGCGGCGGTGTTAATCATTCGAATATTAAGGTCTTCGCTATAACGTGGGAGCGAAATATGCCAGGAGTGAACTAGTATAATTTCTGTATCGTCGTATGAAATGTTATGCTGGGTTAATCCTCGGAAAATTGCACGACAGAGATGTTCGTCAACCAAATGCAGGTGCTTAATGAGCAGGATATCCGTGGGCTCTTCCGTAATATTTAATTCAGCGTAATTTGGATGAAGCACACCTAACTGTCGCATTGCAGGATTAATATAGTTGGTGGGCATGGTATACCAAACCAAGGGCATATACACCGCGAGACGATTCATCCAGTCGGTGACCATCCCACGTCCCCAATAGTTAGGAAACCCTCCTTGGTGCTTAACGTAATTAAATTCCTCGGGAGTAAGAGAATCCATTAGAGGAGCAAAGTTCGTGGTCATGTTTGTGAAGTGGTCCATAATAACTATAGTGGACGGAGGAGCGGGTAATAATTTTGTGTAAATAATTCAAAATTATTTCAATTTTTTCAATAATAATAATATATCGGACAGGAAGTTAATCACGCATATATTTCACTCGTAATGAGAAGATCAAAACATTTCTTACTCATTTTAGGTCTACCAGATGTCCATTCAATATATGAGTTATATAATCCATGCATTGTTTTTGGTATGGGTTCCTCCAGACTTTTAATATATAAAAGTAGAGATTCTATGTCATTGCGCTTGTCCCATAACTTGCATGATACATGGTGTATATATTTATTCTCCGTAATAACTAGGTCCGTTGAAAAATGATGGTTTAGTATGTCCAAAATATAGTCTGGAGAAACAGTTTTTCCTAAACGAGGATATTCTTCGATGAATAATGCTAATAGTTCGCTAATTTCTAATTCGGGCGCAAGATAATCTATCGACATGTTATCTTCCCAAAAGATACAAAAATCGGATACAACCGGCTGATACTTACTGGTAATGTCTTTAAAGGCGTCTGCTTCGTCGTCATACTCTATGTGTTTACGAAGTTCCGTTAGAAATTTATCTATAAATATGACGTTGGGTATATTATTATCATCAAAGTACTTTTTTAGAATATACGTCATGGTCTTGCTCTTAACCAGTGCGCCCTTACATTCAAATAGTGCATTATTTTTGAAATTATCTACCAAGGTGGCAGCGGTTAAATCCTTAGTGAACATTATAATGTCGTGTAAGGGTTTATCATCACATTCCCCTATATATTTATCTGCACTACCATATTTGGTGGAAAAATTATACGCAACATAAAATAGGTCTTTCATGTACATTGATAAGAAAACGAATACATTATTTTCATCCGTACTTTCATTTCGACGAAACAACCGCGTGGACTTGTAATCGTGTCCATGATACTTTGCTTTAAAATTACTCAAGATGTTACTTGTCCCATAATAATCATAGTACTCATTCTCGACCTCTCGGATTAACCCCTTTAGGTTTGGAGTAATAATATATGAATTGGTCTTGTTGCCTTTAATGCTATCTCCAATGGCTATTAATAAATGGATAGAAGCGGTATTGCTATGTGTCAGTGCATATAACCCTTTGATAATGTGTAAATTGGTTCCCTGTTCTGGTATAATTTCCAGCGGAGTTCTCTCTTTAAGGAGTTTAATAATATTGATCTTAATCTTGTGCTTCCATGGAAGTAAATCATGATTGTCCCTAATTTGGGTAAGAATTTTATGGTGGATATCATCTTCTCTAATATCCTGCAAAAATATACCATCATAATAATAGAATAATTCTATTCTTGGACAGTAATAATATTTATTTACGGATAGAAAATTTTTAATAAAGGTCTCCCCCGCTTCTGATAATCTTGTTTTTCTATCATTCCTCTCTTTATGTGCCGTTTCGGCCGAGGCCAGGGTATTTGGTAAATGGGTTGTTATATAGACGTTCAGTCTATTTAATATATACTCGTCATTTTTATATAGTTCAGTTAATTCATCCAACTTTATATGAAGGTCAGACATATATTTAATATGTTGTCAATTATATTTAATATAGTTTCATATATTATTTATTTTAATATTATATCTAATGGTTATGAAATGATACGCATTAGCATTTAAAGATATTTGAGACATAAGTATATTAATGTCGGGGTTCGATCCATCGAAAAATATACTCTCTATTCAAACAGTGCAAATTGCACCATTTCGTACGTTAATGACTGCGCTGAAGGATATTCTACTTGAAACAAACATTACCTTTACAAAGGAGGGAATTAAGATTATTAACATGGATAAATCTCATACAATTCTCGCGCATATGGTCCTCCATGCAGATAGGTTTGAGAGTTACGAATGTAAATTAGATAAGATCATTATTGGAGTTAATATGCTCCATCTATTTAAATTAATTAATACTATCGATAACGACGATACTTTGACTATTTACATCGAAGAAGGAGATTATATGGACGGCGTCGTGCAGCATCTCGGGCTGAAGTTTGAAAATGGCGACATTAAACAGCAAAAGTATCAGAAATTGCGATTGATTGAACCAGAGCACGAGGAACTTGAAATACCCGACGTGAAGTTTTCATCGGTACTTAATCTTCCCTCCACGGATTTTCAAAAGATTATTCGTGATTTGTCATGCATTTCAGATAAAATAGAAATAAGATCTGTTACTGACCTAGACAGCGCCGTGTTGATATTTAAATGCAGCGGAGTATTCGCGCAAGCAGAATTGCACCGAGCAGAATCAGACGGTAGTATGCAATACATACAAAAGCAGGAAAAGAGCAAAATCATCCAAGGAGAATTTTCTCTTAAAAATCTTGGATATTTTATCAAATGTACTAATTTGTGTAATCAAATAGAAATGTACTTGGATAACGATTTACCCTTGGTAGTTAAGTATTGCACTTCTCTTGGGGAAATCAAATTATGTCTAGCCCCCCTACCCCGCAACTAACCTAAAATATAATAATTGTAATAAATTATTATATTAACATGATGTTTAATTATTTGGATTATGTTTTTTAAATAGGCACCCTTGTTGGACAATTTCTTGTCCAACAATAGTTATCATGGTTGGGTCCTTAATGGAACAATTGGTCATCCAAATTTTTAGAACACAAAAGTTCTTCTTTGGTGAAATGGTAATTCCCATAATTCCCTCCTGGGTTTTATTTGTTGTTCCTAGGGATTCGCCCACGAGATTATATGATAGTTCCTTCCATACACTGGGCACCGTTTTATTACTCACTTTATATGAAAAACTTCCTCCCATTCTATTATGAGCATCTTCCCATGTCGGATTAATACCGGTTCTCATTAAAAATAACATACAGTTTTTAATCATTTTATGGGGCAAGGTTTCCATTAGAGTTACTGCCTCTTCGATAGAAGTAAAGACTAGTATCTTTTTATAACTTAAAAGAGACCAATCCGTATCATGAGGCAAATGTACCCATAAGGTCCAACTAGAATGTAGTTTATGTATGGGTGGGCTGATGGTAGGATTAACACTAGGTGTCAGGCTAATACTATCCTCCATTATAGTGTATAATGTATACTTTCTTTTAAATCAATTATTATACAATAGTCTAATTACTTATCTGATAAGTTACGCGACGGTTCAACTTCTACTAACGTGGCATATGTAATAGGGCTATCATATAAATGACCCTCCGTAAACTCTACGTCATTTGTTTCCTCTACCACTGACACCTTAACTATAGTATTAATATCATGTCCCTTTTCTGTCATGACCAAATATTGTAACTGTGTCGACGTGGTTACCAATTTAATATGGTCTATATTATCATCAATCATAACTACGGAATATTCATCATCTACCTTTATTCCGTGCTCGTGCATAAAATACGCGGGAGTAAATAATATATTTCCTACCACATTAAGTTTATGTTTGGCAATATCTATATCTATCGACTTGGATGATCCTTTTATTACTATAAGCAAACTGAGTAACTTAGTGGGACTATATTTAATAGTATCCATATTAATATTATTGTGTTTAATGTGAGTAAGGGGGCCACATAATAAGATCGAGTTTATGGTTTGAAGGCAAAGCCCTTTAATAGGCATCGCCTGCTTGACCAGGTCGGTTCTATATACACATGCACTTCCCATATACACGCTTACCAAGGGTGGAGACTTGAAAGTCTCCATGATAGAACACATACGTGGTTTTAATATATTATACCT